TGCCGACGCGGACGCCGGAAGCGGACAGACATAAATATAACTTCGAATTTGAAAAACCGAAACCGAAGCGGGGGGCTATTCCCGGGAAGAATTTTATCGAATACTGATTATTTTTTAAAGGAGGATATACATGATAACGCTTGGACAAGTCGCGCAAGCAAAAGAGCCTATGGTTAAGATCGCCGCGCTGCCGTTTGACGTGCGCACCGCATACGCCGTAAGCCGCCTTATAAAGCGGCTGGACGCGGAGCTTGAGACTTTTGAGCAGCTGAGATTGGGACTTTTTGAAAAACACGGAGAGAAAAACGAGGACGGCACTTTGACCGTTAAAGAAAAAAACCTTGAGAAATTCCGCGCGGATATGGCGGAGCTTCTCGCGCTCCCCGCGTTCGACGGGGAGGAAATCAAGCCGATAACGGCTAAATACCCGGAAAGCGGGAGCGTATCGGCGGCTGAACTTTTAGCGTGTGACAAATTTATAAAATTTGAGGAGTAAAAGACTATGGACGAGACCATGATGACGGCAACCACACCGTCAACCGAAAACGCGTCTGAGGCCGCAGTGACGTCTCCCACCACAGGGACGGATACGGGCATAGACACCACGACCCAGGACACAGGCACACAACAGACAGGATCTCCCGAAGCGGGAGGGACGCCGGATCCGGAACCAAAGCATAAGATACGTTACAACGGCCAAGACATGGAGCTTACAACCGATGAGCTCCGAACTCTGGCGCAAAAAGGCATGAATTATGACAAGGTTAACCAACGGCTCCAGGAATTCCAACAAAACCCGGAACTCGCCGCCATGCGTCAGGCGGCGGCAGCCCAGGGCATTGATGTGCGGGAGCTTATACGCCGCACACAGGAAGCCGGGATGCGGGAAGACGTCGATAAGCTGCTGAACAAGGGCTACGACGAGAAGGCCGCGCGTGATATCGTCGAAGGCAGGCGGGCTAAGGCTCAGCTGGAGCTTGAGAGACGCCGAGCGGCGGAAGCTGACGCGAGAAGACAGGACTTCGCGGAATTTCGCGACATGTTCGGCGACGTGCCTCCGGAGGACATACCGGCGGAGGTATGGGACGAAGTGAGAAAAGGCAAGAGCCTGACGGACAGCTATCTGAGGCATATGCACCGCAAAGCAAAAACAGAGGCGGCTGCGGCAGCCAAAAACGAAGAGACCAGGAAAGCCGCGTCACCCTCGCCGAAATCGTCCACTGCGCCCGAAAAAGATTATTATGATCTTGACGAGATGAAGAACATGACGAGCGAAGAAGTCAGGAAAAACTACGATAAAATCATAAAATCATTGAAACGAGGAAAGTAAAATGGCACTGACTAATTTTATACCTACCATATGGAGCGAGACCCTTTTCAGGGAGCTCGAAAAGAACTATGTCGCGGTCAAGCTCTGCAACCGCGACTACGAAGGCGACATAAAAGCCTACGGCGACACGGTGAAAATCACCGGCATGGGACAAGTATCGGTGTATGACTACACAAGGAACACCGACATAGAAGCCCCTGAGACCCTTGACGACACCACGCGCACACTCGTCATCAACGCGATGAAGTACTTTAACTTCGTCATAGACGATGTTGACAAGGCGCAGGCCAACGTCAAGCTGATGCAGGAGGCCATGAAGAACGCCGCTGACGCTCTCGCGGACGCCGCGGACCAGTATATCTACGGCCTGACACATACCGACATGGTGACGGTCCCCGCCGAAGCCGTGACAAGCGCCACGGTTACGGCAATGGTATCAGGTCTGCGCAGACGCATGCTCGCCAACAACGTCAAGAACTCGACGCCTATGTATCTGGAGATCCCTCCCGAAGTCGAAGAGAAGCTGATACTCGCGAAGGTGCTGACCGATACAGACAACTCCAAGGCTCTCAGCCAGGGGTATCTCGGGAAATTCATGGGATTCGAGATCTATGTGACAAACAACCTTCCGAGAGTAGAAATCGGCGACGTGCTCACTCCGGCCGTTGGTGAGCCGGAAGACGAGGACTATGTACCTCCCGTGCTCGCGACAACGGAGATCTACACCTGCTATGCCCGCACGAAGCGCGCCATATCCTTCGCGGAGCAGATCAATGACACGGAAGCATATCGCCCGGAACTCCGTTTCGGCGACGCTGTCAAGGGTCTGCACGTGTACGGCGGCAAGATCATATACCCGAAGGAGATCCTCAAGCTGTCCGTAACGGTTGACGAGGAGGCTTAATTGATGCTGGACCAGAGCGGAGCGGCTGCGGCGCTTAACGTGCTCCGGCCGGGGATAAGCGAGCATACGCTTTTTGGGCGCTGGTACACGGAGGTGACAGAGATCATCACCGACCTGGAAGCGCGCTATCCGGAGGAGCTTGTCACAGAAGCGCGGAAATCTCGCGAGGCTCTGACGGAGAGAGTGGTTGTAAACTACATGCTTGCCATGTACGAGCGAGCCACGGCGGATTACGAAGCGTACGCCAACTATATGATGGCGTATAACGACGCTGTCGGGGAATATAAGACGCACCTCGCGAGGCAGAAACAAGGCAGAGGTACGGTCTACAGGAGCATATAAGACGGGGAGAAGAGAAGATGAAGCTCACAAGGTTTATGTCGTCATCCAAGCAGAAGATTATAACAACCACATGGAGAGGGCTCAATCTCCTGCCCAGCGCGGGGGAGGGGGAATATTCCTCTTGCGTGGGCGTGACAACGACGTTCGCGCCGAAGCTGCTTATTGCTGACGGCTATACAGCTGACGGGACTGTCTTCTCTTCTCCTCAGGCTATTTACTCGTCCTCCGCGGGGCTTGTGCTTGTGGCGGGAGGGAAACTGTATCTTGACGGCGTCGAAAAACTCTCTGGCCTGTCGGCGGGGAGAAAATCAATCATAGAATTTCACGGAAAAATATGCGTGTTCCCGGACAAAAAGTATATTACCGCTTCCGGCGGATCCGGCAATATAGGAAACGGAAGCGTTTATCCGGCGGCTGGCAGCTGCCCGGACATAGACTGCGCCTGTGTGCACGATAACCGCGTATGGGGCGCTAAAGGTTCATCGATATACGCCTGCGCGCTGGGCGACGTGTCGGACTGGACTACGTTTGTGGACGAATACGGGAACCCGGACGAAGGGGGCGCCTATGCGGTAGACGTAGCCTCCGCGGGTGATTTCGTGTGCTGTTATCCGCACTTGGGACACGTGATATTTTTTAAGGCCAACGCCATGCACGAAATGTACGGCACAACGCCCTCGAAATTTCAGCTGGTGGAGCCTGTAAATACCGGCTGCATATCATCATACGGAGCGGGGGCGATATATTCTTCTCTCTACTACATCGCGCACGAGGGTATTATGAGATACGCGGGCTCTACTCCCGCCCTTGTAAGCGCCGCTATATCGCCGTTCCCCTTGGGCGGCGAGGAAGGCTGCGCCTGCGTGGACAAGAGGAACTATTACGCCCACGTCGGCGGAAAGGTGTATGTATACGACATGTACACCAACCTTTGGAGCGTGCTCCTGGAGGGCGATGTCGCCGCCATGGCATATCATGAAGGGGAACTCTGCGTGCTGATGGCGTCCGGACAACTGAGAAGATATTCCGAAAGCGGGAGCGTGTTCGAGGACTGGCATGTTGAGACGCCTGACATCTACGCGGCTCGGGATATCGAAGGCGGATTTATGAGTCTCAAGACCGTAAACAAGCTTGACATAAGAGCGGAACTAAACGAAAACAGCACTTTGAAGATCCTTATCTCCGTAGACGGCGGGGAATTTATTGAGCACCTGACAATAGAACGGGATTACTCGGACAGGACGGTATATTCAAAGAGGATACATATCCCAAAATGCACCTTTTTTAAAATGCGCCTCGAAGGCAAGGGAAAGGCGATTATACACGAGCTGAATCGGACGGTGCTATACGGGAGGGACTTATGATGATGCAGACAGCGATTTTTATTATCGGACTCGCTATAGCCGTAATCGCCGGGGCTATAGCCTACAAAAAAGGATACGAAGATGGGCTTAAGACGGCGAAGAAAACGGCGGAGAGGCCTATGCCTCCAAAGCTTAAGAAAGAAGCGGACCCTTATAAGGACGTCAGGAAGACGGAGATAACGGAAGATGAAGCTTGGCGCAACATAATCAACTATGAGGGAAATAAAAAATGATTACATCCCTTTACCCGGACTTGGCCGGAGCGAGGACGAACGAGGAGAGAATATCGCTCCTCTATGACGCTTATATATCGCTAAGGCGTGAAATTGAATTTAACTTGTCAAACCTTGACGCAAGCAACATGTCGACAAGGTACAACCTGACAATTGAAGATATAGAAAACACGGCCGGGAGCGCCGCGGAAGGCGTCGACACGCTGACCGCCATGCTCTACGACGAGGACACAGGCGATATAGTGCTCCTGCAGGCGGCGGATACGGGACTGTCGGCAAGGATACAGACAAACAGCGGGAACATTGCCACGCTAACCGCCACGGCCGAGGGACTGTCAACAAGGCTAACCACCGCCGAGGGGAATATATCGACAATAACGCAGACGGTAAACGGCATTAGCACCACTGTGTCTACTCACACGGGGCAGATCTCCACGCTGACGCAGACCGCTAACAGCCTGTCATCCCGGGTGACCACCGCCGAAGGGAATATCTCGACGCTGACGCAGACCGCCAACAGCCTGACGAGCAGGATAACCACCGCCGAGGGGAATATATCGACGCTGACGCAAACCGTCAACAGCATCAGCACAACAGTGTCAGACGCGGTGATGAAATCGAGCGCCACCCAGACGGCGGCGGGATTTACACTGACAATCAAGGACGGGTCAACCACAAGAGCGGTGCTTGACAAGAACGGGATATCCATATACGAAGGCGGCTTCCGGATATATAAGGGCACGACGCAGGTTTTCGAGGTAACAAGCCAAGGCGCCATAAACATGAAGGGCAATCTTACCTCAGGCTCCAGCATAACGGCGGCTACAATAAGCGGCGCCACCATCACCGGCGGCACTATCTCCGGCACGACATTCAACGCCATCACGCTTACGAGCTCCACCATCACCGGCGGCACTATCTCCGGCGCGCAGATAATGTCCGCCACGATTAAGGACGGGGAAACCTCCAAGGTGGTAATGGGCTCTGACGGACTAAGCATATATAACGCGGGACTAAAGATATATGACGCCGGCAACAACGGCCTGCTCTATTTCAGTAGCGGAAATTTGTGCGTAAAAGGCAAAATCGTAGCGGGATCATCAATCGAGAGCTCCGCTATAAGCGCTTCCACGATAACCGGCACGACAATTACAGGCTCATCAATTGAAACGCAGGGCACTACGATATCAGGGAAGCCCTATTTGCTCAGAATGAGCACTACAAAGCTGGAAGCCGGATATTATAACGGCACGACATTCGTGCCGAACGGCGCGAGCATTATTTCCAACTCCGGGAACAACGCAGAGCTTGCTTTTTATTGGGACGGCATAAAAACAGCGACAATAAAACAATCTAACCTGAATTTTGAAATATGCGACCTTAAAACCGGCTACACCTCGATACTGCTCAACGGCTGGGTGACGCTGTCGAAGGACATATACACAGACAACAACCACACAACGAGGATGTTTGCGCGAAACGCCCAGGGCAACTTTTATCAGGGGGATTATATCGGCTTAGCTGTAGACCCCGGCAGCAACAGGCTTATGCTGTACAACTACAAGGCCGACGGAAATATCAGAGGCGTGTGGGCCTGCAATATTATGCTTATAGCTTAAAATCGACAAAGGAGGCAGAATGATGCCTGACAATAACTATACACAGGATTGGGAGCTCTACGAAAAAGGCAAGGAGTATTCCCGGAGGATAGGCCTATATAACGAGGTGGACGAGAACGAGAGCTATTACGCCGGAGAGCAGTGGAAAGGCGTTGACGCCGGAGGGCTTCCCACGCCTGTATTCAACATCTTCCGCAGGGTTATAAACTACTTTATCGCCTCCATTATGTCGCAGCAGGTGAAGCTTACTCTTGATGCCTCCGGAAGCATTGTGAAGCGCAAGGAAGCCGCGGAGGTGGCGGACGTAATCAATCGCTTCATCGAATATCGCTGGGAGAAGGACAAGATACACACCCTGTTATCAGACGTGCTGCTTGACGCGGCTATAACGGGTGACGCGATCCTATATACATGGTGGGATCCCACTGTTAAGACAGGGCAGCCCTTTGAGGGCGATTTCGTGACGGAGATTGTTGATAACGTCAACGTGCATTTCGGTGACCCGAACACAAGCAAGATAAGCGACCAGCCGTATATCATTATCGTGGGACGAGAGCTGACAGAGAGACTGAGAGAGGAAGCGGGAGAGAACGGCGGAGAACAGGACAAGATCACGCCGGACGACACAGACAAGGAGAACAACGCCGGGGATCTCTCGGAGTATGAACTTGATGACACAAAAACCACGTTCTTAATCAAATTCTGGAAAAAAGACGGTAAAGTCTGGTGGAGGAAGTCAACGCAGACAGGGATCGTGCGGCCTGACACGGATATGCTCCTGACTGAATATCCCATCGCGCTTATGAACTGGGACAAAAGAAAGAACTCATGGCACGGCAGGAGCGTTATAACGGGGCTTATCCACAACCAGAGGTACATAAACAAGGGCTACGCTCTCGCGATGAAGCACATGATGGACACGTCATTCTCGAAGGTGGTTTATGACGCCAACAGAATTGATGAATGGCTCCAAAGCGTTGGCGAAGCGATCCCGGTAAACGGCGACGTGAGCAACGCCGCTCAGGTGATTGGCGTTGGCGGTATGCAATCTGGCTATATTGACGTGCTCCAGAAGGTGGAAAGCACCACGAGGGACCTGATAGGCGCCTCTGACGCTGCTCTCGGCAACGTAAAGCCTGAGAACACCTCGGCTATCATAGCGCTGCAGCAGGCTTCGTCTGTGCCGCTGGAATCGATAAAGCGGAATCTCTATCAGCTGGTGGAGGATATGGGACTTATATGGCTGGACTATATGACAGCCTATTACGGGGACGGCAGGCTTCTTATAATGCCGGCGACAGAGGAAGACCCGAAGGCCGAAGCGATGCCAATAGAGCTGAGCAAGTATCAGGACGTGCTATGGGCGGCCAAGGTGGAAGTGGGACCCTCGTATTATTGGAGCGAATTGAGCTGTATATCTACTCTTGATAATCTGCTTAAGATGGGCGCCATCGATATACTCCAATATCTCGAAAGAATGCCGGACACTGTCATTCCGAAGAAGAAAGAACTCATGGAAGAGATACGCCTCCAAAGAGAGATACAGCTTCAAAACATGCAGGCATAGAGAGAGGCGCAAATTCAGGCTATGCAGCAGGGAAAGCCTTTGGGCGCGGCGCCTATTCCCCGAGGGAATCCCATACCCATGACAGGAGGTAGATAAATATGGCAGCGCAGGACGTATGGATCCGAGAATACCTGAACAACAAAGGCATAGCCAACGACCGAATCGGCTATGTGTACGCGCCGAACCCTTCGGACGCCTCCGTAACGATAGACGGGAAGCACTTTTATAACCCCACAGCCGTAGAGGGCGGCAAGAGCTACGGAAGCAGGCAGGGACTTGACACGGCTTACGCCACATACATGGCGTCACAGCCGATACAGGAGGTATATCAGACAACATACCAGCCGGCGATAGCCGACAGCGTGACAGCGCTGAACAACTCCATATATACGGCTCCCACCTGGCAGCAGACATACACACCGCCGCAGTGGGAGCAGACATACACGCCGCCCCAGTGGCAGCAGACATACGAGGCTCCCACCTGGAACAGGCAGTTTCCGGAAATGAAATGGGAACAGACGTACGAGGCTCCCACATGGGACAGGACATATGAGGCGCCAACATGGAACGAGACGTACATACCCGAAGAGTGGGACAGGACATATGAAGCGCCCACGTTTGACGAAACATACACCTCGACACCGTTTACGGGCACATACAACGATATCGGGGAATACGGCGGATACGCTTCGAAATACGAAGACAGGCTTGAGGCGGCTCTGCAAGGCGCTGAGGGGCAATACTCCTATAACCTTGAAAAGGATCCTCGGTGGGCGGCTTATAAGCAGCAGTATGAGGATATGGGCCGCAGCGCTATGGGACAGACCCAGGCGGCGGCAGCGGCGGCGACCGGTGGCATGGTGTCTTCATATGCGGCGGCAGCAGCAGCCCAGGCAAGGCAGGCATACGCGAAGCAGGCGGCGGAAATAATCCCTACGCTGGAGCAGCAGGCATATGAGAGATACATGGCGGAAAAGCAGCAGGCGCTTAACAGGGCTTCATTTTACGCCCAACTTGACAGCGCGGACAGGAGCTTTGATTACAACAGATATCTCGATGAGAGAAGCTATCAGTACCAGAAATACCTGGATGAGTTCAACATGCACCAGGCGCAGGAGCAGGCAAAATATAATCAATATCAGTCAAGGCTAAATCAATTCAATATCGACAGGGATTTCGGGTATAAACAGTATTTGACGGAGCTTGAGCAGCACAATCTTGAGAATCAGCTTGGGTATCAGCTGTACTCTGACCGTTACAACCGTTATCTGGATGACAGGAACTTCGGGTATCAGCTGTACTCGGACGATTATAACCGGTTCCTTGAAAACAGGGACTTCGGATATAAGCTTTATTCGGACGATTACAACAGATTCTCACAGGAGCGGGATTACGCCTACAACAAGTATCTTGACGAGTATAACCAGTGGGCAGACCAGCGGGATCATGGCTTGGAGGCTTACCGCACCAATTACGATGTATTCGACACGGAAAGAGCGGCGGGGCTTGAAGGCTACCGCACGAACTACGATGTATTTGCCGCTGAGCGCGCGGCGGGGCTCGAAGCTTACCGCACCAATTATGATGTATTCGACACGGAAAGAGCGGCGGGGCTAAACGAGTATCAGACGAATTATGACAACAGATACAGGACAGCCCAGCTTATGGGCGACCTGGACAACGTGGAATATGGACGATACCAGGACAGCCGGGACTATCTCTATCAGATAGAGCGGGACAGGATAGAGGACGAATACAGACAGGCTCTCGCCGACGCGGATCAGGAGCGCTGGTCTCAGGAATTCGCGTACCAGCAGCAGCAGGACGCTCTCGCCAACGCCTATAAATACTCAAAGAGCAGCGGCGGCGGCGGCGGAAGCAGATCCTCAGCGCCGAAGCAAATGCCGGGAACTCCTGAGCAGATTGCTTACTATTACAGAGCTATGGACTATCTGAACAATCAGTACGGCGATAACGAGACAGCGAAGCTTCAGTACGTTTCGAAAACGGCGGCATCTGACGACACATACAGGCGGCTTATGGGGGACGAACTGTTCAACTACTTCTACGACGACATCAAAGCAGGAGCGGGAAGCGGCGCGAGCGTACCGGCAGGATATAAGCCTTCGCTTACCGCCAATCAGGTGGCCTCGAACATCAACAACGGCTATTCCTGGAACAACATGGAAAAAGACCTTGCCTATTACGGCATGACCGGCTACACCCAGGTCACAAACGCAAAGGCAGAGGAAGCGGCGAGGAAAGCGGCGGAAACAGAACAGAAGCAGGCTCAGGCGGCGGCGGACGCGGCGAAGAAGACGAATGTGGAGAACGAATACTACACAGCTCTTGATGACGCACGCAGCGGGGGATATACGGCGTCTGAGATACGTTCTGCCAGAAAGCGGCTCCTGTCAGAAGGATACTCGGCCAAGCAAATTGACGACCTTATTAAAGCGGCGGAAACCTATGAATCGAACAAAAGGAAAGCCGAAGAAAGCGGAACAAAGAAAACCACTTATGGCAGCTGGTAAAGCGAGGTGCCGAGAATGGTGAGAAGCGTGAGACAGATTCTCGAAGACGAGAGAAAATCTAAATATACAAAATCTGAAAATAGATACACCATCAGATCTGTAAGGGATATTATCGATGAGCAGAAACAGGAAGAGCTTGTAACCGCAATCAGGACACGCGCTTACGCTGAGCCTCAGGCTTCGCCATCACAGGCGCCCCTCAGGAGCGCATACACGGCTCCGGAACGTGAGGAGAAGGAAGAGAAGAAGACAAGCATCTCTTCTATGGCTCCGAGGTATTCCGACCGTCCGACAGCCTCCACTGTGCAGGAGAGGACACAGCTTCCGCTGTTGTCGGATAAGCATGTGAGCGATTCTGTGTCCTCAAGGTATTCCGACCGCCCGACCGCTTCAACGGTGCAGGCGCGCAACTCCGCCGCGGAGAGGAACATGATAAACCGGCAGGGAGCGAAGGAATCTCTCGGCTACGGCACGGAGAAGACTGCCGCCGGACTGGTGAGCGGAATAACCGAACCTCTGAGGGCGGCGGGCTCTCTCGCGTACAAAGCGGGTGAGGCTGTAACTTCGTGGGGCGGGCTGGCGCCGAACAAATTGAGCCGGGCTCTGGGGGACTACGCCAAGAGCTATTATGACGACAGAAGCATATTAAAACCGGTAGATGAATGGACAAGCGGCATTGACGAGCGCTATGACGTGACGGACATCCAGCGGAAAGCGGGCGCTCTGATGCAGTCCGGCGCGGAGATGCTTCCTTCAATCGCCGCGGGTAAGGCGGCCGGAGACATCGCGACCAAGCTTACCGGCGCCGGAAAAGCCGCAGATATGGCCGCAAGAGCGGCGCAGACAGCCACATTCACCGGCAGGGCTATCGCAGGGGGCACGAAGGAAGCTCTATCAGAAGGGGCGGATTTTGGCCGGGCGACTGTTTACGGAGCGGCGGCTGGCGCTCTGGAAGCTACAATCGAATCAATCGCCGGAGGCATTCCGGGGCTTGACAAGCTGGGAGCGGGGACGCTTACATCACGGCTTATCAACAATCCCGCGATTAAAGGCGCGCTTGACATCATAGGCGAGGGCGGAGAAGAGGCCCTCAGTGAAGTACTTACTCCGTACCTCAAGCGGGCTGTATACGACAGGAACGCGAGAAACGCCACATGGAAAGAGATTGGGGAATCGTTTATATCGGGAGCGCTGCTTTCCGCCGTTATGAACACCGCGGCGTCAATCGCCGGGGCAGGCCTGGGCGACGATACCAAGGTGTGGGAGAAATTAAACCGAGACGCGCATGAAGACACAAAGCTTGATACTCCCGAGAGTGAAACAAATCTTGCAGAAGAGATGGACAGTCACCTTGAGCAGGAAAAGCAGGCAGAAGAAACACTTGAAGCGGACGAGCTTGAGACTTTACGCAAAAACAAAAACCTTGAAAGTCCTATGGATATTCGAGAAAATTCTGCGGATATCATCGAAAGAGATAACGATATTTTTAGAAATGACAATGAAGAACGCAGAAGCGAAGTTTTTGATAGCTACAACGAAGAAAGCGGAAACGATGAGATTCGCTTTGATGAACCCTATGACGACAACATAGACAATTATGAGGACTTCCGGGGAGGCAAACAAGAATCTGTAACTGAGCCTGTCAGAAGGTTCGATACGGAACAATTCTCGCCGGAACAGGCGGAAATAGAGCCGGGCATAACAAACCACATGGAGCGGCTTCGAAGGGAAGCCAACAGACCAAGAACGAGGGATGAGTTCGCGTCTTATAGGGAGAAGCGTTTTACCCTTGAGACAGTCCTTGAGGACGCGAAGAAGAAAACGGTTACATCAGAGGAAGCAAAGGCATTTTTGCAGAGGACGAAACAAAACCGTTACGCCATCGGCTTTGTTGACAATATAGCGAAGCGGGGAAACCTTGACGTCAAGTATTATATTGGAGACGATTCGTTCGAAGGCCTGACGGATGGGAATACGATTTACCTTAATCTCGCTTCATCCGCGGATAAGATTGATTACGTACTCCGCCACGAGCTCATACACGACTTGAAGACCGCGGAGGGCGGCGCTGTGTACAATGAGCTGGTAGACTTCGTTATGAAAAACGCTGAGGCTGTAGGCCTTGACAACGCGATGGAAAAGCTGAGAGACCGATACAATAAACTCGGGCTTGAAACAAATACAGAAGTGTTCACGGATGAGCTATTAGCGGAGCTGGGGAGCGAGCTTCTCACGAACAGGGATGTTATTGACCGTCTTTCTTCCACAAAAGCAGGCGCGGCGGAGAAAATCTATGAGTGGGTTTTTAACTTTTCAAAGAACGCCAGGGAAATTGTAGACGGGAAAAAAGATATCGCCAGAAAGGTTATATCGTCCGATTCGCTGTTTTCCTCAGAAAATATAAAGAACATAAAGGCGGCGTTCAAAGAATCAATCGGCAAAGGTACGAAGACTGCAGGAGGTTTTTCCGACAGCGGCATAAGGGCAAGCGTATCACAGCTTGAGGGGCAGGACGCGCCTACAGCGGCAGAGAATGCGGACAATATAAGACCGTCCCCGGAGGAGATCGAAGGATATCAGGAGGCAGAGGATAACGCGGCGGATATAGATACAGGAGCCGAGGACTATGCTCCGATGATAAAAGACAAGGGCATAGGCATCTCTAAAGACATACTCAGAAATATTGACGCCGCCTCCGGCGGCAATCCAACAGTGAGAAAGTGGCTGAAAGAGAACATCATTGATGTTCTCAACGTTGGCAAAGACGCTTTCTCGAGAGCTTGTGTCAACCATATGAAGGAGCTTCACGACGTTGTTGTTGTGAAATACGGTATCCAAAAAGGATCTCTTGAGGACGCCGCCATCATGTGGTACGGAGAAGGAAAACGCCAGGTCAAGACTAAAGTTAAAGGCGAAGGACACAAGAACGAGCTCGTTACTTATACTCTGGCTGATTTGCAGAGAGATTTTCCAACAAAGTGGCAAGATATCGTTGCTGCTGAGCGGTATATGAGGGCTAAATACGATGATTTCATCGAAAGAATAAACAAAGCTCTTGAAAAAATTTATCCCAATATTGTCGAGAAAACGCTTCAACAGTTGGCAAGCTATGACGCGGCTATTGAACATCTCCGCACTGAGCTTGGCAAAGCAGAAAATACAGAGAAGGCAAAGTCGCTGAGAAAACGGATAGATGAGATTGTAAAAGAGGGGACATTCAGAAACACTAAGCTTTACAACCTTGCTCTTAATTTCTTGGATCAGATATCCATGCTGGAAGCGGACATTATGAACATCGCTGATTCTCCGGAACTGCTTGAAATTGAGGAGAGTATCAGAGAGGCGATACTTGAGTACAACGGCCTTAAAAACAAGGGAAGTCAGAGAGCGATAGCGATTGCGGCAAGGATTGAAAACCTTGAAGTGAGGTATATGAAAGCTTCCGCGCTGGCACTTGAAATGAAGGAAAAGGCGCTGGCTAAGGCAAGGACTGATTACGCCCAATGGATTGATCAGTCAGATCTTCGCCATAATCAGCAGCTCGCCAAAGCAACACAAAAGTATGAGAGATTTATAGCCGAAGAGAACGCAAGGCGCGACCGGCTGAGAGCCTCGACAGAATTAGAACTAAGACAGATTACCCAAAAAAGAGACCGGCTGGTTCGAGATATTGAATCAGGAGAAGTGCTCCGTAACAAGCGGCTGCCGAAGCGAAAGGACTACTTTCGGCATATCTCAGAAATAGGGAACAATTTCACTATTACAAGCTTGGTGAGTGAGCTGCTTACTAACCAATCAATACAGATAGATCCGGAGCTGGTTGGCCTGAGTGAATTTACCCAGCCAAAAAGCAAGTGGGCGGGCTTTATGCAGCCTCGGGGCCGTGGGGAATACGTCGAAAGCGCTATTGAAGGGCTGCTTAACTACATCCCGCAAGCGGAATATAAAATCAACATCGAGCCTGTCATCCCTCATCTTCGAGCGGTTATCAGGGACATAGCACAGGCGACGAAGCAGACAAAGAACGCGAACCAGTTCATTGACTATCTAATCAAATACACAAACGACCTGGCTGGTAAGACTAATCCCATTGACAGAGGCGCGCTGAACATATTCGGCGACAAGCGGGGCAGGGCGATATTGAATGGCCTTGAAAAGTTATCATTAAGGCCGAAGGCCAACGCCATTATGTATAACATCGGCAGCGCTATCGTTCAGATATCGAACCTTCCGAATTTGATGGCGTATATCAAGAACCCTGTTACCTTCGCCCAAGGCTGCAGCGACGCGGTGAGGATGATGTTCGGGGCGGAGGATCTACGGAGCGTATATGACAAGTCTGTCTTCATGCGTGAGCGGTACATGGACAAGATGGACAGGCTATTCGACGTTACCATACTTGACCGCGCCGAGACGTTCGCGGGGGATCTCCTCCGCTGGGGCGATGAAGCCGTAGCAACAGCCGGATGGTGGGCGTTATATCGCCAGGGAATAAAACAGGGCAGAGGAGAAGCGGGAAGCATAGAATACGCGGACGAGTTTACACGGCGAGCCATAGGCGGCCGAGGGATAGGCGAGGTGCCGCTTGAGCAGAAATCAAGGCTTATAAAAGCAATCGCTCCCTTCCAGGTGGAGGTTCGAAACACATGGAACCTTATCAAGGAGAGAGCGGGAGAGCGGGACGGGATCGCCCTGCTTATGATGTTTTTGACGACATGGCTTATAAATAAAGCCATACTTGAGCCTCTTGGCAAGGAGAGCGGCGTGGACCTTATAAGCGCTTGTATCGACGCAGGCAAGATAGTGGCGGATGAAGGCTTGTCAATCGGCGAAAAAGCTCTGTACGCTCCCGGACGTGTAGCCGGAGAGGTGGTCAGCGCTCATCCTCTGGGCGCGTATGCCACAACGGCGATTATAAACGACGATGAGACGCGCGCCGCGCTGTTCGGTGACGCGGATCCCACAAGGTACGGTACAGGCAATATAGGCATCAACACCATAATCGCGCCGCTAAGGGACTTCGCCGCGGGCAAGAACGTTGATATAACCGGAACGGCGCTGCAGTTCGCTCTGCCGTTCGGAGGCAAGCAGGCCGCAAGAAGCATTGACGCAATGCAGGCTTACGGATGGCTGCCCAAACTGAATCTCAACAAAGACAAGGCAAATATTGAACTGCAGGATTTTGCCGGAAGCTTCACCGACAAGGGCAATCTGCGCTTCGGAATAGACACCGCAGATCCAATTAACGCGGTTAAGGGCCTGATGTTCGGTGTGTTCGCCACAAAGGAAGGCAAAGAGTACCTTGAAGGCGGCAGGAAGATATATTCCAACACACAGACTATCACCGGAGATATGGCGCAAGAGATATACGGTATAAACGCCACTCTGGCGGCGAAAGCCGTGCGTGAGATGAACGCTCTGACCTCCGATAAGGACGAATACGGTGAGACTGTCCCTGACAGCCTCAAGAGAAAACAGCATGAGTATATCGACGGCCTTGACCTGACTAACGAGCAGAAGCGGGGGCTGTGGATACTGACGGTGGAATCCTCAGGGCTCTCAATGTCTGATATATATGACGCCTGGGGGCATGCCGGCACTTCGGAGGAGCTTGTGGAGTATCTTGACGCTATCGACTTTGAAAAGATGTCGGCAACGAAAAAGAGAAAACTATATGACTATATCGCGATGATAAAGGCAGGTGCGCAATATGCTGAGAATTAAGGTCCTTGACAGGATGTGTTTCCCGGATGGGGAGATCCTCGGGGTGGAGGGAGACCGCCACTCCACTGTAGTGGCCTTCGATTTTGACGACCCTCCAAAAGGCACTAAAGCGCTGAAAACAGAAATCGGGAACGTAATAGATAAAATATACCTCACTCCCAGCCCTGACGAGGAAAACGTGTGGCTGTGGAGCGTAGGCGCTCAGACCATCCCGAGACGCGGAAGAATCGCCTGTCAGCTTGAAGTCGCGGACGGTGAAGACGTCCTGTGGCAATCGACTATATTTACGCTCCGAGTGGAAAAGACGATTGATTCCAACACTCCGATAGAGGAGGCTTATCCGTCTATACTTATCCAGTGGGAAGCGCGCATGGAGGAGCTGGAGGAGGAGATTTCTCAGACAATCGAACTTTCGGGCGGCATATATACTCCGGCGGTGACGGAAGCGGGGGTGCTGTCATGGACTAACAACAAAGAACTGCCGAATCCGCCTCCGGTGAATATCAAGGGACCCCAGGGAATACAGGGCAGCCCCGGCAGTCCGGGTGCTGACGGGGCGCCGTTCACGTACGATATGTTTACCGAGGCTCAGCTCGCGGCTCTTACGGGACCTCAGGGACCGCAGGGCCCTCAGGGCGTTCCGGGAAGTGACGGACAAGATGGAAGCCCGGGTA